ACCATTCAATCCATTGGAACATGATGTTGTATCAAAAGTTGCTATGGAAGCTTTACACAAACATGGTCTTTATCCAGTTTGTAATTATGAAAATAATATTACAGACAAATATGTTTTTGTTAAATGTGAAATGACTATACATGACACAGCTTCAAAAGAATTTGTTTTAATTCAAGGTTGTGCAGCATTTGGCAATTGCGATAAATATGGAACTGGTAATGCTATGTCATATTCTAGAAAATATGCTTTCTTAAATGCACTTAATTTAGAAACTGGTTTAGATAATGACAATGGTTATCAAGCTAAACCTTTTAAAGCACCTACTGTGAGTGCTGCTAAACCTATACCTCAAATAAACACCACAAAATTAGCAAATGATTGGATTGCAAAACTTAATGAAGTTGCAAAACATTCAGCTTCACCAAACAAATTTGAAAATAATATTCAAATACAAATGAAAGAATTTGAGCCTGAACTTAAACAAATTAGTCTTGATCCTATTGAGGATTTAAGAGTTGAAACAGAATACACAAAACTAAAATCACAAATACAAAACAGACAAGGAAAAAACAATGGCAGACTTTAATAATACAATTAGTCTATGGAAAAGAAAACCTAAAGAAACAGATGTAGCTGGTAAAGCATATCCTCATTATACTGGAAATGTTAATGTGGATGGTGTGGTTAAGGATGTATCTGTATGGATTCAAACAGAAAAAACAAAACCTGGTAGTCCAGATATGTCAGGCAAAGTTAAAGAACCTTATAAGAAACCAGAAAATAAAACTGAGGAGATACCATATTAATGTCTGAAGAAGTAAATCCTAAGCACTATCAAAAAAGTATTCAGACTTATGATGCAATAATTAGCCAACTATCCAGTTTAGAGGTAGTTGGTTTTCTACGATCTCAAGTTTTAAAATACACAATGAGGTTTGGTGCAAAGCATGGCAGTACAGCAGAAGATTGTTTAATGGATGTAAGAAAAGCTAATTGGTACTTAACTAAATTAGAATTACATCTTCAAGGATTAGGTAGTCCAAAACAAAAAGCACCTGAGTATGTAACTAAACCAAACATCACAAACTTATTTAAGGATCATAATGAGTAAAAATAATGGACATATATATTTGTCAAAAATAAAATATAATTGCTTAGACTTTATAAGCAACTTCATAAAACAAAATAAATACTCTCCAACATATAAAGAAATTGGCGAACACTTTCAGTTCTCAAGAGCCAGAGCTGGTGCAATATGTGCCGAACTATTTAAGTTAGGTTTAATATCTAAAGGTAAAGCAGCTCATCGTAAAATTAGAATGACTGATAAACAAACAACACAAATACCAAATCTTAATTTTAATAAAGAATATTCAACAATGGATTTAAGACGATGAACAATGTTACTAAAGAAAGTTTTTTTGAAGCAACCTTTAAAACAATAGAAGAATTTGAGTCGGCAGAGATAGCTGCCAAGTCAGATGTCAGCAATAATGCTGAGCTTAAAATTACTGATATTAAATTAGATAAGTCAGTAATTAAACTTAAACAAAGGACAGATAAGGATGGCAAAGAGTAATAGTCTGTTAAGAAGATATGCTAAACTTAATAAGTTACATGGTGAGATTATGCAGAAACCAAAAAACAATGTTGGTCAATGTGTTCACTCAGTACAAGCTTTTAAGAAGTATGTTAAAACTTTCAGACAGATTGTGCTTGTTGAAAATGGCGATGCTATTTTTAAACACACACAATTATAGTTACTAACTTAAAAGTTGTAATAAACCTTAGGCTAGGAGTCTGCCCAAAACAAGGAGAGAGAAAATGTCAAGACCATATAAATCAGCGACCAAAAGTGATCTTCAAAAAGAAATAGATATTGAGATCGGTAAAATATTAAAACAAGCAAGAGTTTCTAGAGGTATTAATAAAAAAATTTATGATGCTAGTGGATGTATTGTAGATATAAAAAGAGTTCATAAACCATGTACTCAAACAGAACTTGCTAAAGTTTTAGATTGCACATTTCAGCAAATCCAAAAGTTTGAACATGGCAAAAATACATTGAATCTTTATAAGACTTTTTTAGCAGCTAATTTTTTAAACATACACATTGAGAAATTTTTAAATGTTTATAAATTAAAATTAAATTCATTCTTATATACTTTAAAGATTAAAGACTTACATACAAAATTAGTTGGTCAATATGAGCCACCAATTAATAGTTCCAATAAAGATAGAGATTGCTCCCTATCTCAGGAGCTTTAATAAGTGCTTATTACATCGTTATTCCCTAATGATGTAAGTGATTGTGGATGCTTTGTAACCATCCACTTTAGTTAGTGTATAGAGGGTAGGTTTATTAGTCATCTTCCTACCCTCTTAAATATGTTCTTTATTATTCATAAACCAAAAGATAAATTTACCACTTATAGTAATCAAATATTTTCTACTGAAAATGAAGCTATTGATTATGCTAAGAGAAGTTTTAAAAAAAAAGATATATGGAAAGTAGTCCTCTATGATAAAGAGAACTACGATAAGTATTGGTATAAATAATTAATTAGTAATTAAATAATGAGCTATTAAACAAAGTTCAATTATTATTAAAGCTTCTATCATTTTTAATATGCTCCTTTGCTTCCTTTTCACTTGTAAAAAACTTTTGAGAAAATGAAGTTTCATTAACTGCATTTACAAATTTTTTTAGTTTTATTTTTTTTGGTCGTTTAGCACCAAATTTATAAACCCAAATATAGAGATCATTTTTTATTGTCATGCTAATCCTTAAACTGATTGTTTAACCAATCGCTTTTTTCTTTTTCCATCTCAGTATTAGCATAAGGTTTAATGTAAGTTCTTCTTACAAAATTTACATCATCATCACCTAAAGCATCTGCCAGGTCTTGTGGATCTGTGTACTTCTTTTTAAATGCCCAGTAAGTAGCCATATAGTGTCTGAAAAAATAACACTTTCTGTTATAGGGTAGTTGTACCCCAAAACTATTTAAAGCCTTGTCTAAAGCCTTGATAAGGGTTTCTAAGGCTATGTATTTGCCATCCTTATTAAGAAACAAGCTAGTCTGAGTTTCTGGTAGTTTATTTAAGTGTTCCTGGATTTTATCTTTAAGACCAGATGATATTGCTAGATCCCTAGTTTTTTTGTTTTTAGTTTTACCAATACTACCATCTCTTTTAACTGCATGAGCATAAGTTAAATAAGGTTGATTAGATTTAAACTTTAATTGTGATCTTGTTAAAGCTCTAACCTCACTTGGTCTAGCAGCAGTTTGTAACATGATATGAAACATCAATTTAATATCATCTCTTTTGATATGATTGATTAGCTGCTGAACTTTTTCTAATGACCAATCCTCAAAGTCTAGCTTATCAAACTTTCTTTGTTCAATAACAATATCTGCAAGATAGTCTATATCTTTACACACATTTCTCTGCACCTTATCTTGAGAAGCTGAGTAGTCCAGGATAGCACTAAGTACATTAAATATTTTAGATAATGTTTTAGCATTAATAGATCCTTTACTTTCAAGATGTGCAACAAAAGCTTTGATAGAGTCTTTATTAATTAGTCTAGCATCCTGGTTTTTAAAGTAAGGTAAGATGTGATAAGTAGCCATAGAATTGTAATCTCTAATGCAGCTCTTAGATGGTTTGCCATAATTTTTTTCTTTGTATTGCTGACGATCTAGCCATAACTTGTGTGAGTCTTCTATACTCCAAAAGTTAAAATCAACAATTTTAAAACCATCCTTTTCAACTTTTTTAACCACTAAAGGTTTAAGAGTCTTTAGGTTTTTATTGGTGATAAACTTAATCTTATTGTCAGCACCCTTGTATTGAAAACGATACTTGGTCTTACCATTAATTTGTACTGACGATATATTATTGTACTCTAGTTTTTCTTTAGACATTAACTCTCTCCTTTTTATATTTACTTATTATTTTTTTGGCTAAAACAATTCTCATATTCATTAACTTAGAATATTCTAAATTGTCAGGGTACTGAGATCTTTTTAAAC